AATGGGTACCTCGTAAAAAAGGGGGTGGTTTTGTTGGCAAGCATGACATTAATAGTGATGTTGTCGCAGTTGCCAAGGAACGTTCTGAAGAGTTCGGAAAGTATAAGACCGAAGCGGAAAACGACCTTGTTGAAACGTTCTACATTTACGGCATTTTGTGCGATGGTGACGACGTGGGCGAAATGATCGTTATTCCGTTTACCAGTATGAAAATCAAACCGTACAAGAACTGGAATACTAAGATCAACATGTTCACCTTTAAAGGTAAAAATGGTCGTAAACAAAAGCCGCCATTGTTTGCTCATCGTGTTCGAATGACAACCACCATTCTTAAAAAGAATAATGACGAATACGCCAACCCTGTATTGAGTCCTTATGGTGAAAACTTGAAAGACAGCTTGTTAGCACCTGGGTGTGAATTGATGGAAGCCGCTAAAGACTACCGCGATTTGATTAAGCAAGGTTTGGCCAAAGTCGATTACAACACTCAAGAAAAAGCCACTGGTGATGCTGAGGAAGGCAAGAAAAAAACTGACAAAGTATTTTAATCCCCAATAGCCAAGGATGGCTTTTTTCTCATCTTATAAGAGACTGACATGAAAACAATCCATAAGGTAACTATCTCAACTGACTCACATCAATTTTCTGTTCCTGTAGATGCAAAAATGCTGACTGTGAAAAGTCAAAATGACAATATTGTAATCTACTATGAAACTGAGCATTCGGAAAAACCCGACTTAGCAGATACAAAAATAATACTTGTTATGTGTGTCGGCACTGGTCATTGTTTCAACCCTGAAGGAGTGAAATATTTTGGCACATGCTTGCTCTATAGCGAATCGTTAGTCATGCACGTATATGTGTCAGAAAACGATCTTTAACTGCAAACTATAAGAGACTCACATGGCTTGGACTAATCAACAAAGTGCGGCGCTGAAAACTGTCGATTACTGGTTTAAAAACGACACAGCAACCAAACAAGTATTTCGATTCTTCGGTTACGCCGGCACTGGTAAAACCACACTCGCAAAGCACTTAGCTGAAGGCATCGAGGGGCGCGTTATATTCGCTGCCTATACTGGGAAAGCTGCGCACGTACTACGACAGAAAGGTTGTCCCGAAGCGTGCACCATTCATAGCTTAATTTACACTCCCAAAGAAAAATCGACAAGAGATCTCAAAAAGTTCGAACTTGATTTAGCAATGAAACGTCAAGAGTTAATCGCTGAAGGATTCACGCCAGAACAACTTGCTAACCATATCGACTTTATCAGATTGAAAAATATTATTGACCAAGAAAACAAGCGTCTTAAAGGACCGGCATTTTCTCTCAATGAAGAAAGCAATATTTCGAAAGCACAACTCATTGTCATCGATGAGTGCTCAATGGTTGACGAGCGAGTGGGCAATGATTTGCTTTCGTTCGGAATTCCCATTCTCGTATTGGGTGACCCAGCTCAATTGCCACCAGTGAAAGGCGCAGGTTTCTTCACAAACACAAATGAACCAGACGTGATGTTGACCGACATTCGAAGACAAGCCAGCGACAACCCCATTATCCACTTGGCCACTATGGTCAGAAAGGGCGAGCGTTTGAGTTATGGTACGTTTGGTGAGAGCCGCATAATTGCACCTGGACAACTGACACCAGAAGAGGGCGTTCTAGCTGATCAAGTACTAGTGGGCAAGAACGCCACACGTAAAGGTGTAAACATGCGTGCACGTTCCGTATTGGGATACGATAAGCCTTTACCTGTCGAGTATGACAAGCTTGTGTGCCTTAGAAATAACGCTGAGCTTGGGTTACTCAACGGAAGTATTTGGCAAACTGTTGCAAACAAGGGTGATGTTGACGACAAAGTGGCATTGAGTATCAAGTCTGACGAAGTAATACGACCTTTTGATGTATCTGCGCACACTCACTTTTTCTTAGATGAGGAAAAAGATCTTCCATACTGGGAAAGAAAAGACGCTGAAGAATTCGATTATGGTTACGCGTTAACTGTACACAAAGCTCAAGGTTCACAATGGGACAATGTTGTCATCGTTGACGAGAGTCAGGGTTTCAGACGTGATGCTTCAAAGTGGCTTTACACTGCTATTACTCGCAGTGCTGAAAAAATGACAATCATTCAATAAGGGTATTTTATGTCAGCTAACGACACACAATGTGACGGTAACCACTACTTATCAGTAACCTATCAAACATGGGATTTTATAACAAACAACAAACGTCCTTATATTGACGGTCTAGCTGTCAGGTACGTTTCGCGAAATAGAAAAAAGAACGGCGTTAATGATCTGAAAAAAGCAATTCATTGTATAGAAAAAATGATTGAGTTGTTCAAAAATGGCATTGTTAACCCGGATAATGATGGCACGTGTTTCGATGTTACGGAATTTGGAAAAGCTAACGATCTTACGTGCAATGAAGCCGAAGCCATTGAGCTTATTATGAATTATGTTGACGAAGATGACTTGAGAAAAGCAATTCGTATAATTTCAGACATGATTAATAACGCTAAAGTTGTGAGATAACGATGACAGTTCCAACGTTAAAAATAACACTTCAATACGATGACTTTATTTACGATATTGAAGTGTACCCGAATGTCTTCCTGTTTGGGATATTTGATGTACAACGTTCAATGCGTAAAATGTACGAAATCAGCTTTAGGAAAAATGATCTTAAAGCTCTTCGTGAAATGTTGTACCGCTTGAAGTCGAATACAAAACGTCGCCTAGTTGGTTTCAATAACGAGCATTACGATTACCCAATAGTTCATATGTTGCTGACAATCAACGACCGGTTACCAGCGTCAGCAATCAACAAGTTAGCATTTTTAAAATCTAAAGATATCATTAACCACAATGATGAAAACAACAGATTCAAACATCAAGTTCCACCATGGCAAGTAATGATTCCCCAGGTGGATTTAGTCAAGATCCACCACTTCGATAATCAGGCAAGACGTGTTTCCCTGAAAGTTCTCGAATTCAATATGAGGTCTGAGAGCATTCAGGAATTACCGTTTGACCCACTGAAAGAATTAACGTCTGAGGAAATTGACATTCTTATCGAGTATTGTTTTCACGATATTATGAAGACGTACGACTTCTATGTTATATCACTTCCGTTATTGAAATTTCGTGAAGACTTGTCAGAAAAATACAACAGGGATTTCACCAACCATAATGACACGCGCATAGGTAAAGATTATTTCATCATGCGATTAGAAGAGAAGCTTGGTGACGATATTTGCTTTCTGAGACGAAAGGGCAAAAAGAAAGTTGTCCAACAATCCAAGCGTAAAAATATCGCACTCAAGGAAGTTATTTTTGATTATGTCGAGTTCGATTGTCCTGAGTTCAACGCTGTCAAAACATGGATTGAAGAGCAGACGATAACGAAGACAAAAGGTGTCTTCATTAAGATACCCATACATAAGGCTAAGTGCCTTGAGCAATACGCAAAAATCAGGGAATTGAAAAAGAAAGACGCTAAGACAGGAAAACCAACAAGGCGTCTGGATGAGCTTAATTGTGTATTCAACGGTTTTAAATATTCCTTTGGGCTTGGTGGCATCCATGGGTCTATTGAGTCAACAACGGTTGTCAGTGATGAGGAATACGTCATTATTGATTTGGACGTGATTAGCTATTATACGTCACTGGGTGTTGCCAACAATATATTCCCTGAGCACTTAACTGAGGTATTCTGTGATATTCAGGTTGACTTGAAAGGGCAGCGGGTTATCTTCAAAAAAGGAACCCCAGAAAACGCCATATTTAAACTTGCGTTAAATGGTGTTTACGGTGAGAGTAAAAACGAATACAGCTCGTTCTTTGATCCCAAGTACACAATGTCAATCACAGTTAATGGTCAGCTGTCGCTCTGTATGCTTGCTGAAAGGTTAGCAGTGATTGAGAATCTATCCATGATTCAGATTAACACTGACGGGTTAACAGTTCGCTTGCCTCGTAACAAAGTGGAACAGTTAGAAGAGATTTCGCAAGCCTGGGAGACGTTAACCGGGTTAGATCTTGAATCCGCTGTCTATTCTAAGATGCATATTCGAGACGTGAACAATTATATTGCTGAATACGAAGACAGTGACAAGATTAAACTGAAGGGCTGCTACGTGTCGGAACCCGAATGGCACAAAAATCATTCTGCCTTGATTGTGCCAAAGGCGGCGAAAGCTGCGTTGGTTGACGGTATCGATATTGCTGATTTCATTCACAATCATGGTGACCTATACGATTTTTTCCTGAGAACAAAAATTCCAAGATCTTCAAGACTTGTTCTTACTACCGGCGAAGAACAAAACGCAGTAGTAACTCAGATTCAAAACGTGAGTCGTTTTTTCGTTGCTGACGAAGGAGGGCAGTTGACCAAGATCATGCCGCCACTCGATAAAACGAAAGAACAGGAAGAGCAAGACATGGAAGAATACGGAGTCATCCAACCCAATGGTGAACGTCACATTGGCGTCTGCGTTGGGCAATTTGTACAAGTCCGGAATGACAGTACTGAAATCAATCGACGTGATATCAACTTCGATTACTACATTAACGAGACTAGAAAAATAGTCGATCCATTGAGAGAACAGCATGAACAACTACCAAAGGAAACGAGCACAGGAGGCCCACACCAAGCAAGCTTGCTTGGATGATTGGGAAAAGACTTTCGTCAAGTCGTTGGTGGATTCCCCATTAATGAATTTGAACGATAATCAAAACAAAATATTAAATCGGATATCTGAGAAGGTGGGTAAATACAATGGGCGATAGGTATATAATCACTCACGATAGTTCTAATGAGATATGTAGTAGTTTTATGGCTGAAGTCGTGGACACAGATCGTAATGAGAAAATATGCGTGTGCTATGAGCCGGAAGATGCTGTCAAGATTGCTAACGCACTAAATAAAACATATGAGGAAGAGTGATATCATGAACGGTGAAAAAGCAAAACTATTGAGAAGATTGGCCGAAGCAAAAACAGTGGGCAAGCCTCATACTGAGTATGACGCTATAAAATTTCCACCTATTATGATTCCAACTCCAAGAGGGCAGGTTGCACACACACCCACCACAGTGGTGCTCACCCAATCATGCACTCGCAAAGTCTACCAAGACTTAAAGCGCACAGTCTCATTCTAAATGAGTGAGAAAACCATGCGTCAGGGCGTAATCAAAGTATTGCGCCCTCTCGATGCCATCAGCGTTGAGAATCCAGCGTACCCAGGCACCCCCGACGTGAACTACATGGAAGGGTGGATCGAGCTAAAATGGGCTAGAAATTGGCCAGTACGTGAAGAAACATTCTTTCAACTTGATCATTTCACCCCCCAACAACGAGTGTGGCTCAAACGTCGCTGGAAAAAAGGCGGCGAATCATATTTATTATTGCAAGTAAAAAAAGAGTGGTTATTGTTCGATGGACTAACGGCAGCAACTCATGTGGGCAAATGCAACAGAGTAGCGCTGATAAATCACAGTATAAAATATTGGAACAAAGGTCTTGACAAATTGGACTTTCTTAATTTCTTAGTTGTAGGAAGATCAAAGACTATTGATAAATAAAGATATTTTCCGTGTCAATAGTCTTTGATAAATATATTCGTATTGCATTATCTCAACGAATGCTTTTAAGTAGCACCTCCCCCAAACTATCTTGTGTTAACCCATGCATGGTGTACTATTGCGATGGGCTGTATTAAGAATAAATCGATTTCGGAGTAAGTATGTCGATAGCTGTTGACTTTTTGAGAAAATTTTACCCCAACGGGATGTGGGTTCTAACTGCAATAATGCCAGATTCCACCCCCACCAAAATACACACGAGAACGTTTACCCCAGATAGGGTTGATTTATTAGAAGACTGGTTGAATGTTGTCAACGGTACACAGAACGTTTACTTCCATGTGAACCAGCCAATACGAAGCCTATCTAAGAAAGCATTACGTGGTGATATAAAGTCGGTTAATTATTTCCATGTCGACATTGACCCAGAACCGGGCAAGGACATTGCTGAAGAGCAAGAACGAGCGTTAAACCTTCTTAAAAACCCGCCTTCTGATGTACCAAAGCCCAGCTGTATTGTCTTCTCAGGTGGCGGATATCAAGGTTTCTGGAAGTTAGACGAGCCTATTCATATAGGCGGTGACATGATTAAAGCTGAGGACGTAAAGCGCTTTAACATGCAGCTGGAATCAGTATTCAGCGCTGACAATTGCCACAACATAGATCGAATAATGCGCCTTCCTGGGACAACCAATATTCCAGATAAGAAAAAGCGCGCCAAAGGTCGATTGAGTACACAAGCTACCTTGGTCGAATGGCACGAAGACCGCGTTTATGACGTTGAGGAATTTCTACAAGCCCCCATTGTACAGAGTGAATCTGACGGTTTCGGCGGTGATACTGTTGAGATATCCGGAAACGTTAAACGACTTGATAGCGTTGAAGATTTACCCAGTCAGGTTAGCAATCATACGAAAGTTCTCATTGTCCAAGGCAGTGACCCAAACAATCCGGATAAACACCCTAGTCGTAGTGAGTGGGTATTCGAAGTCTGTTGCGCACTGGTGAAAGAAGGTGTCGAAGATGAAATGATTTACAGTGTTATCACTGACCCAGATTTTGATATCAGTGAAAGTATCCTTGAAAAAGGTAACAGCGCTCAACGTTACGCCACACGCCAGATTGAGAGGGCTAAAGAGTTCGCGGTTGATCCACAACTTATGTCCCTCAATGATAAGCACGCTGTCATTTCAGACGTGGGCGGCAAATGTCTAATTATCAGTGAAATCTACGACCAAGTAATGAAGCGCAACAAAATAAGCCGTCAATCCTTCGGTGATTTCAGCAATCGTTATATGAATATCAGTGTAAAAATTGGCGAAGATAAGAACAATAATCCAAAATATATGCCGTTGGGTAAGTGGTGGTTAAATCACGCTGAGCGAAGGCAATATGACACAATAGTGTTTGATCCGGAGCGCACAATTCACGGTGCATATAACTTATGGAAAGGTTTTAATTGCCACATGAAGGAGGGCGATTGTGGACTCTATTTGCAGCACATTAGAGACAATATATGTGGGGGCAACAATACTTATTATGATTATATTGTCGGCTGGATGGCTCAAGCAGTTCAACACCCTGGGCAACAAGGCGAATCAGCTATCGTATTACGCGGTCGAATGGGCACAGGTAAATCCATGTTTGCCAAAGAATTCGGTTCTATTTGGGGTAAACATTTTTTGCAAATATCCAACCCTAAACATTTGACCGGTTCGTTCAACGCACATCTACGTGACTGCGTTGTCGTCTTCGGTGATGAGGCGTTCTATGCTAACGATAAAGAGCATGAGCGAATTCTTAAAACCATGGTAACAGAAGATATGTTGATGTACGAACCCAAAGGGGTAGATGTTGAACCCGGTCCCAATTTTACACATATCATATTAGCGTCCGATGGCGATTGGGTTATTCCAGCTGGAGCAGATGACCGTCGCTTTTTCGTGCTCGACGTAAGTGACGAGCAAATGCAGAACCGCGAATACTTTAAAGCCTTACGCCATCAGATGGATAACGGCGGCAAAGAAGCGTTGCTTCACATGCTGATGACATATGATCTTAGTGACTATGACGTTCGAGCTATTCCCAAAACGAAAGCGTTGATTCACCAAAAAGAATTATCGTTTAGCCAAGACGAAGAATGGTGGTACAACAAACTCCAACAAGGGGAAATCTTAGCCGATATCCCAAACTGGGACAGTGACATTTTAAGAGACGACTTGTTATCTGATTACGCACAATACATGGATCGATTTAAAATTAATGATAGATCCAACGCGACAAAGATCGGTAAGTTTTTGAAAAAAGTTTGCCCTACTGGGTACCCACAAGGGAAACAAATGTCACCTCAACTAATCAGATTACCCAACGGGAAAGAAACAATGAAACGACCTTATTGTTACGTGTTCCCCACCTTGCAAGAATGCCGCGACCATTGGGATGAGTCAAAAGGTGGACCGTTCGAGTGGAATCCTATAATTAATTCGGAAACTGAAGACGAACCCGCGTTCTAATTGACTCGCACACCTTTATTGGTGTACGATTACATTTCGATTTTAGAGAATTACCATGTCAGATAAATACACGCTAGTTCACGGTTTTGAATCAGCAAAGAAATACAAAGACTCACCCACTTTGACTATAGGTGATTATGTATTTTGGTTGGCTGGTGAGAGTAGCAGAAACCCAGGTCATATTTATGTGAAACGCCAAGGTAAATACGTTGGTAAAATTTCAAAGCATGGCGATTTCTCTATGGCGTTCAACACACATTTTGACAGCGTAAATGACGTTAAGAAAATTTTAAAAGATCCAATACTAGCGGCAATGAATAACGATAAACTTTCAGGCAAGTGTAGTTTCTGCAATAGAAAATTAACGACAATTGGTTCTCAAATTTTTGGTATGGGTCCAACGTGTTTAAAAAAATGGGGGTGGTAATGTGTCACATGAGCCAAGTCCAAGTGATAAATGGTTAATTGACAGGGGGTGGACGTTAGAAGCTGTGAACCAGTGGCGTCACCCAAAGACGAATCATGTTTATACTAAAAACACAGCATTAACCCTTGAAAAAACCATACAAGATATGGAAGTTTCGAAAAAAAGACACCGAGGAAGAAATGAAAGACCACCTAATTGATCAATGGTTTAAGTTACAGAAAGGCAAAACCAATCCTAAAATTGCCGAAGAGTTGAGCGAGCGAGTTCCGTCAAAAAGGAACTTGCAACGTATTAGCAACTATCGCAATTGGCGAATTCCAAGTAATAGGGTTCCAACTGAAGACGACTTGAACATTTTTAGATACGATGTTGCTATTGCCTTATATGGAAAACGAGAAGGTAAAAAATTATTGGACCTTTACAATCTTCCGTTAGCAAAACAGATCAAAAAATTAAACGCTACTTATGAACCTTCTCAGTTATCAAAGGTGATTAAGATACTGGAATTTTTAAAGGGAGATATACCCCAAAATGACACCTGATCAGATTGCAACAATCATGGAAGCGTTGGAGTATCCTGAAAAATTAGACGAATTTGAACACCAGTTTATTGAATCAATGGCTGATCGTGATAACGAGACACCATTGTCGTTAAAAGAAGCAAATTTGCTGATTAGAATTCAGGAAAAAATAAACTAATTCCACTGGTCTGGTATATGCCGAAGTCGCGTGCCACACGACTTCGCTCATTGTTTTAGCGGTTCTACTCTTACGGACCTTTACGGTATTCATGGCGTAAAAAAAGCGGGCATTGAGAGAAAATATACAAGGGATCTATCACATACGATGGTAGCGCCGCCATTCCCGACAAAGGCGCACCCCCTCCCCTAAACTAACCTGAGAGATATTGATATGATTAATGACGTTAAAGATTTGAAGAAAGGGTATTATTTTTTAAGTAACGATAAGAACGAACGCTCAAAATTATTCAAGTGTGATTACAATGAAAAAGCTGAAGAATACGTTTTCACATTCGTTGGTTCCAATCAACATATTCTGTCATCAGAGTTATACCCAGGTACCACCATTGAACCTGTCAGAATCGTTGAAGAGTCCATGTATCTTGGTATATTAGAAGAGTTGGAAACATTGAAAGGCGATAATATTAGCCTTAAAAATGAAATTGAGGAAATGAAAGAACATAAAGAGATAGCAGACGAAAAGTGCGAAAACCTTGAAAATCGAATTGAAGATTTGTTAGACGAAATAGCTCAACTAAGTTAAAAAAACTATTGACGTACACCTTCACTGGTGTACAATGACCCCGTCACTGAGACAAACATTAAAACTAAATCACAAACCAAAGGTAAGAAAATGAATTTTCAAATCATAGAAAAAGACCAGAAACTTGAGCTAAACGTTGTATCTAAGCAAACAGAAGTTGACAAAAACTTTTACTTTGGTGCTGGTTGGGATAAGCCCGGAGCTAACGAAGATTTAGATTTAGACATTGTATGTGCGGTTCTAATTGACGGTAAAGTCACCAAAGACACAGACTACGTGTATTTCGGCAACCGTACTAATTGCGCCCCTGGGATTTATCTGTCAAAAGACAATACTACCGGTGAGGGTGAAGCTAATGCTGATCATGAATCAATTATTGTAAAAACTTCAGAGCTTGAGCCAGAAGTTGACAAACTTATTTTAGGTCTTGTTGCGTACGAAGGTGTTGACTTGTCTAAAGCTATGAATACTCATTACAGAGTATGTGATGGTACTGAGAAAACAAGTGAGCAAATTGCAGATGTGAAAATGGCAGCTGCCGCACCAAACGACACAGCTGTTGTGTGCTTTGAGCTTAATAAAACTGATGCTGGCTGGGTACTTGAAAACAAAAGTGTCTTCCATTCACTAGGTCAAGGTACAGATGTAATACGAGCCTTTGGATCAATGTTCACGTAACATCAGTAATAAATTTCAGTTTTAAAATATCAATAGCGGGGCGGTGACGCCCCGTTCTACAAAGAGACGATCATGTTAACTAATCCAACACTCGCGATATTAGTTTTCGCGACTATCACCTCAAATTTGTTTATTGCCGATTGGATGATAAACAGAAAAGTTAAAAATTTCACATTAAAATCATCTGTTGTATGGTCGCTATTGTACGTTGGTGCTGCAATGGTTTTCTTCGGTTACCTATCCGTCTACGAAAGCAAAGAAGCCGCGAGTCTATTCCTTGCTGGGTACACGTTGGAAAAAACATTGTCCTTCGATAATCTGTTTATGTTCTCACCCATCCTTGCATATTTTGCGATAAAAGGTAACGACCGACACAAGGCGTTACATTATGGGATACTGGGAGCTGTCGTATTCCGTTTACTGTTCACGTATATCGGCGTTGAATCAATGAGTCTATTTGGGCCTATCGCTGAAGTCATATTCTCACTGTTGATATTTTTCTCAATATACTTGATCGTAACGTCATCAGATGACGAAGAAGATTATCAACCGTCTGGGTTTGTTAAGTGGGTGCAAGAACGGTATCCCAGGTTTACAACGTTGTTCTTTGCCATACTATCGATTGAGATTGCGGATATCATGTTTTCGTTTGACAGTGTACCGGCAATCATCGCAGTAACCAAAGACCCAGTTCTCATTTACACTTCGATGATGTTTGCCATACTGGGACTAAGATCCATGTTCTTCGTGATTGAAGCGTTGAAAGACTATCTGGCTTACATTGATCAAGCCGTGATAGTAGTGCTAGCGTTCATCGGTAGTAAGTTGCTAGTTGGGGCGGTATTTGATTTGCACATTGACCCAGTGAACAGCATGTACATAATTGTTGGTATTTTATTAATCGGCGCGTTGTCGTCAATCGTTAAAGGTAGAAAAATTCATGTTGACTCTGTTAATTAGCGCAATCTGTTTATACTTCGGTTTCCGTATGGGTAACGCCTGGGCAACAAAGAAGCAACAGATTTTAAATGAGTATCAGATAATTGCGTACTTTTATCAAGCATATAAGAAGTTGAGAAAAGACGTTTAACACTTGCGATATACACCAAGGATGGTGTACAGTAACTACACTTTAAATTAATAGGAGAATGACTGTGTCAATCAAAGATAAATTAATGGAGTATGACCCGCAAACGGGGGAGGGGGAACCATACCCGTCACATGCTCAACAGTATCGAACCTATCACGGTGTAACAGCATGGTTGACTAACCCGTTCACTGGCAAAGAGAGAGACGCGCGTGATATAGGTTCCGATCCTCAATTTGTCGCAATGAAAGACGACGGTTGTGAAAAAGTAATAAAGCCGGAAAATGACAAGATCGTGTCGCATATATCGATAATAACTCATTACACGGCAGCGTTAAACGCGTGTTTTTATGAACTAACAAAAATGTCTAATATAGTAGATGATAGTTCTGGAACAGGTAACATGTTGTTTTTGGATGCAGTTAATAAATTCAAAGACAGAACTATGAAGGGCATAGCTCATACTATAAATATGGAGCTTTCCGAAATACCGCAAGCATTGAAGATAACCAACGATCGTTCGCTGTTGCAATGCCCATGTTGCAACTCTGTTGATGTTGGTGGCGCACATGACACGGTGACCTGTTACGGTTGTGAGTTGTCTATAAAAAGACCGGTGCCACTTAAAAACGCAATTGACGCTTGGAATACAAGAGACGGTGTGAAATTATTATGAAAAGAATGAAGCTAGT